AAATTACACCGCCGGTCAAATGGACGACCTAAGCCGTATCCGTAACGAATCCCTGTCCAAAGCCGTTTCCGATGCTTTGGGCATCGGGTCCAAAGTTCACAAGGTCACGCTAAACGATGCCGAGAGTATCCACCTCTTCTATTTGGACGGACCCAAAAACGGTGATGCCACAAAATATGAGAACCTTGGCGCGGGTATCCCGGAATGCGTTGCCCGCAACTTTCGCCTCAAACCCCACCTCTGGAAAGTGGAAATCCATTTCCGCTCAGAAATTCGCCCGGGTTTTAAGCTCACCATTTGCCGAGCAAGTTACGCCTAAAACAAAAAGCCCCACCTTTCACCGGGTGGGGCTCTCCCATGCCGTCCCGTTGCTTAGGCGGGGCGTTTGATAACCGTGAGGGTGGTTCCCGTGGTGGCGTCGTAAAGGGCCTGGAAAGGCAACGCCACGGAGATTGCACCTTGGCCGGTGGCGTCCGTGGGGGCGTCGTTGTATTTCACGCGGGGGAACCGGAACTCGTAGGCGTTGCCCGCCGGGTCCTGGATCGTTTGACGGAGGGAGGATTCCGTTTCGTTCAAGAACTTCTCCATGAGGGCGGTGGACTCAAAGAAGTGCGTGGCAGTGCCGGTCACGTCCGCTTGGCCGATTGTCGGCGAAATGCCCTTGTCCGAACCCACCACGAAGCGAGCGGCGTTGCCATTGTTGAGCGTGAACGCAAGCTCCGTGAGGGTGGAAAGGCTCGTGCCGCCCTCGTAATGCGCCCCTGTGTGCGAATCATAGGGCTCCGTAGTGCTGGGGCTGCCAACCGTGGGCGTGGTGAGGTCCGAGAGGTCCGAGGCCAACACCTGATCCATGCCAAGGACGGCAAAGGTGCCGGTAACCATGCCCTCCGCGGGGACGGTGAGGTTGACAGAAGTAAATTCGCACCCCTTGAAATAGTGGTAAGGCTTGACGCCCACGCCCGCCACCATGTCCGAGAAGTGACGAATGAGGGAGAAGTAGCGGCGAGCGGTGCCGATTTTAAGAGCCTGCGCGGTGGTGGCAATGGTGACAGATTCACCCGCCGCGTCGTCAACGATCACGTCTCCGTCCGTGCCGCCAATGGTCATTTTCCCGGCGGTGAGGGCGGTAATGACGCCGCGCGCAATATTGTTGGCAACGTTGCCGGTGAAGCCCGAAACGGTCACCACGTCGCCCACCTCAAAACCGGCGGTGACGAAGCCGTTGGCGGAATCGTTGAACGAGTTGTCCGCCGCCACGGCGGAGAGGGTCGTTGCGGTCTTGGTGGCCTTTACCGCCCACGTGCCGCCGAGAACGGCTTGGAGAATGTCGTCAAATGAGCCGTAAGAGAACTCAAAGCCCACGTCTCCGTTTACTTGCCGCGCACCATGGCGGAAGTTGCGGATTTGGCGGTCTTGGTGAAGCTCGGCGGACTTGTTGCCCGCCTTGGCAAGCTTGAGCGTGCAAGACGTGTGCCGGAGGTCCAAGAGAGCCGGGGAGGCGGTGGGGGTGACGCCGCGCGTAGCCTCGGCGACGTAGAGGAGATTATGGCGGGCGGAGTCAGACATATGTTTGGGAGGTTAAAGGGTGGTGAGGCAGGAAAGGGCGTTCACCGCTTCCTCAAAGAGGGTAACGGCGTCCAAGGTTTCCAAAATGTCCTCAAAGGTCATGACGTGAGAGAAGAGAGCGAAGAAACCGCCGCCTCAAAGGCGGAGACCGAATCAAGGAGAACCAAAAGACCTTGCAAGGCCGTAGGGTCCGCCCGGGTGAAGTCCGACCGGTAAACAACGGTGATGGACTTCCGGAACCAATTGTCAACGGTCCGCCCTTGACTCATGGCGCACGAAATAACGCGGACGGTTTGACCGGATCGGGTGAAGGTGCCGCCCGCAACGAAATACTCCCGGGCGTAGTTTTCCCAATCGCGGAACGTGCCGTCTCCGGCGTTCTCCGGGACGTTCAAGTCAATTTGGAGAAAACCCGTTCCGCGATCCCGTCCACCAATGCCAAGCGTTGCCACCGTGGGGGCGTTGGGCACGTGTGAAACCCGCGCCCAAAGAGCTTTTCCCGCCGGGTCAAAAGCCTTGTTGGGCCATGCAATCGCCTCCGCCGCCAATCCGTTGTCCGTTAGGAACGAATTCGCCGCCACCATGAGAGCCCCGATTGTGTCAGAGTCAGCCATATTGCTTTTTCAGGTTTTGGGAAATGCGGATGAAGTTTTTGCGCACCATGCCTTCCGGGGCCTTGGTGTGACTCCAACCGTCATACTCAATCCGGTAGGCGTAGGGCAAGGAGTTCGCGAGGAACACCCGTTCTTGCTCGGGTTTGAGCCCGGCAACGAAGGCCTCCACGTTCCGGATTGTTGTTGCTCCGCTCGGATCGGTTACCGAAACCGTCTTGGTGTCCGGAGCCCCGGAGGAAATTATCCAGTTGCCGCGAAGCCTGCCCGTCAAAACGGGTGTATCCAAAATCACACTACTAAAAAGCTCCAAGATTACGGCTTTGCGTAGTTCCTCAATCTCGCCCGTCACCTTCTTGGCCCAATTCCCCACCCCGGCGGAGAACGTGTTCACGAGGCCCCGCCCTCCATTGCGGAGAATTCAAAAATGACAGAAACGCCGCCGGGGGCCAAGGGCGTGCTCCCGAAAATTTCCCACTCCTTGCCTTGAAAGGTTACGCGATCCCCGGGCGCGGGCTCAAAGTCCAACGCGGAACCGTCCGGCTTCTTTGCCGAGCCGATGAAAAACCGGAGGCGTCCCTTTACCAAGGCCTCTTTGCGCATGTCCGAAAACAGGCCACTTTGACCCACGGAACCGGGGACGCTCGCCACCTGGATTTGTTGGGTTGTGGTAACCGCCCCCGAGGTCGTTCCGGTGCCGGGGTCATAGGTGCCCGCGCTCACGCGGGACATGGTGACAACCTGCCCGAAATTTTGGAGCAACCGGAGGGCGGTTGCTTGAGCGTTTGCGTAGTTGAAAGCCATTACGCGCGGGAGACTTGGAGGTAACCGCCCCCTTGGTTTTTCATGAGCGGCAAGAGCAGGTCAAAAACCTTGTTGAAAGCGGGTTGAATGGTGCCGCTCCCGGTGCGGGCGTATTCCGTCTCAAGCGGTCCAACCTTTTCGCGGATCACCTCGCGCCCGTCTCCGGTGGGGCGGAGGTCTCGGGAAACGCCCTCAATCGCGAGTTGGATTTGTGCCTCTTTCAAGGCCTCGGGGATAACGTAGGGGCCAAGCTCGTATCCACCGGGCAAGCACACGTCATACCGGGGGAAGGGAAGGCGTTGGGTGGACGTGCTCCGCGTCCCCTGGAAAAAGGCCTCCAAGCCAAGGAGGTAGTCCGAGGCCTTGACCAAAAGAATTTCAACGGCGGAGTCCGTCGCCGAAAGGGTGACACCGCGAGCGGACGCAAACGCCCGCGCCTCCGCCACCGTGACGAAAGAAACCGCCTCTGCAACCCCTGTTCCGTTTTCAATTACGAGAGCCATGGGAAGATAAGAAAATATTTTTGAAAATTTGTCGAGAAACCGCTTGACGATTAAATGAAAAACGGTTTTTGTTTGTCTCGTAACAACAAAACACCAAATGAAAGCCACCCAAAAACAAATCTCCTACGCCCTCAGCCTCCTTGCCAAAAAAGGTTACTCCACGAATTGGATGGACGCCCAGTTCAAGGAAGAGGGGGCCACCATGAAGGAGCGTTCCGGAAAAGTCTCTGATTGGCTCGCCAACAAGACCGTCGCCGAAGTTTCCGCCCTGATTGACCGCCTCAAGTAACCGGCCAACAAAAAGCCCCACCCCCGAAAGGGTGGGGCGGAGAACCAAAACAACGAGGCCGGATCGTTAGGCGGTGGGGTCCGCCTCGGCAAGCTTTTCGGTGAGAAGGTCGGCAAGCTTCTCCTTGGAGGCGTTGGCGCGGAACTCGACTTTAAGCTCCGTGAGCTTGGCCTTGAGTTCGTCCGCCGAGAGGGCGGCAATCTCGGGAGGGATGGGGGCGGAGTTCTCGGGGGCCTTCTCCTTGAGGGGCTCCGTGATACCCCGGCGGGCGTAGGCCTTGGCCTGGTGTTCGGTGAGTTCCACGGAATCACCGGCCTTGCGAGCGGTGCCGAGGATGACGGCGTCTTTGAGGACTTTGGTTTTGGGCATGGTTGGAATTGGGAACAGAAAAACCCCACCGGGAAAGCCCGGTGGGGTCAACGGTTTTCGTTTTTGGGCTCGGAGATTAACCGAGGGCGAGGACAACGAATTCCTCTTTCCACACCTTGCCGCCGTAAACGACGACAACCATGATTTTGGACATGCCCTCGCCCGCGTAGCGGCGGAACTCAAAGGGAATGCGGGTGATGGGGTCAACGACAGTGAGAACCTCAACGGCGGCGTCCTGCCCCATGTCATAGGCGCGGGCGGCGAACTCCACGGCGGATTGGTGGAAAGCGAGGTTGGCAGTATAGGAACCGCCAACCGTGATTTCCGTAGCGTCCGCCGTCGCGAGGCGGAGGCCGGGGCGGTTCAACACGAGGTCACCGGCAATGGCGGTAAGGCCGGTGCCGACAACATACTTGTTGGTATCGCCCGCGAGGGTCACCACGTCACCTGCTTTAATACCGGTGGTGTTCACGGTGCCGCCATCAGTGGTGAGGGTGGTGGAGCCGATGCCGTAACCGGCACCGTTGTTAATGTCATAACCGGTGCCCGCGCCCGCCGTGTGGGAGGCGATGCCCGCCGACTCACGGAGGAAGAAACCCATGAGGTTGAGGAGGGAGCCGTTGCGGAGCAGGTCCGCCGTGCCAACCTCGTTGACCTTCTGGAGCGAGGTGAGCTTGCGGAACTTCGCACCCGCAAGGGTGTTCATGACGAAGCTCCAACGGCCATCCCACGGGGCTCCGTTGTCCTTGGCGACCTGGATCGTATCGGCAAGAATGTCGATATTGGACGCAAAGGGCGTGGTGCCAGCGGTGCCCACGGCACGGGAGGCCTTCTTGTAGATAAGGCTCCCCATGTAAGCCTCCATCTGGTTCACGATGCCGCGAATGATTTGGGCGAAGGTGTCCACGCGGTATTGCTCGCCAAGGTTGCCCGCCGAGTTCATGCGGCGGATAACTTCACCGGTCAAGGGGAGGTCGTCCTTGGCGAGTTGATCCAAGGCGAACTCGTCCATGGTGGCGGACTTGTCCGTTGCCGCCGAAATGGTCATGGCGGGCGTAAAGGAGCCGGTGGGCGTGGTGGAAGGGGTCCGCATCGACTTCACCTTATCGCCGAAACCGCCACGGTTGACGCCGTTGGAATCGGCGGTGTTGAGGATCGTGCCGGGAATGATGCCGACAACTTCACGGGCCACCATGTCCATGGCCTTGTAAATCTCGGGGGCGAGATTGGTGAGTGTGATTGTATTTGCCATAAAAAGAGAAGGTAAAGAGTTGGAAAAACGGACGTTGTGATTACTCGGCGACCTTTACGC